CCGGACCGCAGGCCGAATCTCTGCAATCAAACGAAGTTGTGAAGTTCGAATCGTAAAAGGAATGATTTCGAATTTAGATGAGTTGAACGAGCTTCTTTACCGTTACCAAATCCATCGGAATGACAAACTCGGAAATTACGCGAAATGGCTTTCGTCCGTTCAGAAACATCCTATCCGCGCGGTAACAAAACAAAACCTAAAAGACGCAATGGTTTCCGAACTCATTCGGGACATAGATGCGTATGGTTGTGTTTCGATCAATGCCCGAAAGTATCTTCTTCGTTACTCTCCGGAAGAAGTCGCAATCGATCGAGTTGGTGAAAAAGTTTCCATCTACAAACGATACGACGGTTCCTATGTTGCAACTACAAACGACGGAAGACATCTCTTACTGGACGATCAAGGTCCAATCGAGCGAACTTCCGGATCTTTCGAAAACCTGGGTGGACGAAAGGGATTTCGAGACACAGAAAGAACAAAAAACCGAAAGAAAGCATTGAAGGGCGCCAAGTCCGTGGAAAAATCCCTTGTTCTTTCCGATGTTCTTCCGGATCTACCAGAAACTCCATACGGAAAATTGAATATTCCAAAACTGGAAATGAAGACGCATACTCCCGCCCCCCCGACGGAATTTTCCACGGTGGACGATGCGTATGATTGGCTTCTCGAAGAACTCGAATTCAGCGAAGAAATTCCGGACGAAGAAATAGACAAAATCGTTCTCTATAATCTGAAATCCTGCAAGCGAAAGGTAGGATCGATTCCTGCACAAGAGGTTCTCGATCTTGTGGAAATGATCCAAGAATATTTTAAAAGTAAGGAATTGGAGAAATGAATGCACTTCTTACCAAACAACCTGAATTCGTAAACACTCGGAATACGGATAAGATCACAAAGTTAGCCTACCAAGCGGTGAAAAACAATTCTTGGCTTGCCGTTACCGGAGAAGTCGGCATGGGAAAGACGTATCTGTATAACAGCCTACTTGAATTTTTCTCCAACCAACCGCAAAAATACATTCTCGTTCATGTGGGTCCGGCTTGGGAAAGTGCGTTAGGTGGTCTTTCGATTGCGTTCGTTATGAAACACATGATCCGATCTATACGTTCAAGCGAACACGTTCCGGGTAATCTAAATGAAAGATATTTCAAACTCAGAGAACTTTTGATCTGGGCTAAAAGTATCGGTAGAAAAGTCGTTTTAATCATTGATGAAGCACAGGCTCTTCGCATCGGGGGACTTCGAGATCTTAAAAAAGTGTGGGAAATTGCGCACGAAAAAGAAGATCACCTGTTTTCAATCTTGATGTTTATGAAACCAGAGACTCGGATTTCGGGTATTCTTTCCAGTCCCGAAATCGGTTACCGAACGATTCAGGCTCCGATGAATCAACTCAATCATTCGGAACTGATTCAGATCGCGGAAGAAGGATTCAAAGTCAAATTCGAACGCGGGAAAGCGGGAGAGAAAGCGAAAGAATTATTGATTCGAGGATGTAGGTATCGAACTCCTTTAGCAATTCGTAATGCTCTTTTAGGAATTGCATTTGCATATCCGGAGGTTTTGTCCGACTCAACTATTCGGGAAAATCACGTTCGCAACTTTCTATCCGACGGTTATCTCCGAATCATGGATCGCTTAAAAATTTCCGTAAAACAGATTCGAGCCGGGATTAAAGAGCGTTATCACAAAGACATTGATAAGGTTACGATCGAAAATGCTCTCAAAGGAGATGGTGAAGTCTCCTCCGAAATTGAAGCGATCGTAAAAAATGAACTTGTGGATCGGATTCGAAATAAAACTCGCAAATATGACGATACAGTTTTTACAGAAAACACATGATGATTTTTGAATAAAGGAGGAAAACAATCATGGTAGCAAAAAAGAAAACGAAGAAGACACCCGTAAAGAAGGCAAAGAAGAAAGCGGCTCCGAAAAAGGTCGCTAAGAAAAAAAGAATCCCGAAGGCGGATGTAGTTAGTTCGACCTCAAAGGGTGTGACGGTTGATGTAACTCCGAAAACAGAAGGAGAAATTCAAGATGGCCAAGACTAAGAAGTTAAAACCCGAAGTAAAAAAACTTTAGTGGACCTTCCGAACAACGAATATAAAAGTCGAACCGATTTAGAAAAGGCAGTTGAATACATTGGTGAGCAGATGCTTGAGAAGGATCGACTTGTAAACGAAGCCGAATCTAAGATTGCAGCGATTCGATCTGAACTCGAAGAAGTATTGTATCCGGTTCAATCTAAAATTGAACATGTCACAAGTGGTGTCGCGTTTTTCGTAAAGAAGAATCGGGAAGAATTGTTTCCGGATCCAAATCTCAAAACGTGTAAGATGATTTCAGGATCGATTCAATTTCGAAAAATTCCTGCATCCGTAAAAACAAAAGGAACCGCCAAATTTTTTGAAAAGATCCTTGCCGCGAATGGACTATTACAGCGTTTCAATGACTGGGCGGCGAAGTTATCAAACGTGTTTATTCGTGTGAGTATTGAACTTAACAAAGAAGCAATTCTTGCAGAACCGCTTCGCGCAAAACAAAAGTTAGGTGTTGAAATTAACGAAGAAAAAGAGCGCCTTTACATAAAACCTTCTCGACTCGAAGACGAAATTTCTGCGGACGCAGATATAGAGGCGGCGTGAAAAGAAAAGACATAGGGGACAGAGCTTTAGATTTCTGTTTGGAAACAATCGACGAAAAGGAATACGGTTCCCCCTATGTCTTATCCTAAAGCAGCGGAACGTCGGGCGTATAATCTTTACGTAATCTCTGGATACAATCCGGAGCAGATCAGAGCCGCCCTAAAACCTGATTATCCCAAAATCACTGCCAACACCATTCGCAACTGGCTTTCCAAAGTTGATGAAACAACTGGAACGACAGCCTTGCAAGATCGTGAGAAAGCGCTCTTAAACGCAAGAAATGAAGCTTTAAAAGAAGCAGAAATTAGTCTCACGACTCTACGCGTGAATACAGTCCGCACTTTCAAAGCTATCAAAAAACAAATTTTCAACGAAGATGGAGATTTATCGATAGCATTCAAAAGCGGCGAAGGTGCGTTAAACACCTTTCGCGGATTGATGAACGACATCGAGCGTATGCTTGAAAAAGAGAAAGAACGAGTGGAGCCCGTTGAAGTTGCTCGAGGTGTCCACCGAGCAATCAAAAGCACTCCTGCGTTACATACGTTTCTTAAAGCACATCCAAAAGTTTTTTCTCAATATATAGAAAATATCAAACGTGAAGTTTCGATGATGAAAGACATCGATATCGCATTCTTACCGGAGCTTACCGATGGCGAAGACTAAAACAAAAAACGCTCAGGAAGAATTCTTTCAAGAACTCGACAACCTCATCGGAAAATCATCTACCGAACGTGAAGGTACGATGGAAGAATTCCTCACCCAAAACGTTTTTGTAAAAGGCGACGATGATCTTATCCCTTACAGTTTCGATGGTTATTCATTTTGGAGAGATATTTGCAGAGAGTCACAAGATCACCCGTATATTATATTCCTAAAGGCGGCACAAATCGGATATTCAGTTTGGGCTTTAGCAAGACTCGTCTGGAAAATTTTTCGATCCAGTTACAAAGCTGGAATTTATTTCCCAGACGATACCTCGATGAAAGACTTTGTTCAGGACCGTGTTGAACCGTTCCTCAATCAATGCCCGATTCTAAAGCCACATCTTAACGACTCCAACGTAGACAATACGAGAACCAAAAAAATCGACAAAGCTACGCTCGTAATGCGCGGTACGTGGACAAAACGTGGAACAAAGACAGTCGACTTGGATATCGTAATGCTCGATGAAGTTGATGAACACGACGAGGAAAATATCGAGTTTGTCGGGGACCGACTTCTTGCTTCAAAATTGAATTGGATGATGCTTGGTTCACAGCCATCACTTCCAAACATTGGGATCCACGCGGAATTTCTACGCTCCGATCAAAGATTTCGTCTTTTAAAATGTCCTTCTTGCGGTCATTGGACAAACTTAGTAGAGCGTTGGTTAAAAGAGCCGATCAGTATATTCGGTTTCGATGATAAAGAGGCGCTAAGAAATCCGAGCTCATCGAATGTATTTTACGCTTGCGAAAAGTGTAGCCGCAAACTCGACAATCAAAAAGGAGAATACGTTGCGAAAACTAAATCCGATCGTCGCGGATATCAATGCTCTCAACTCTTTACGCCGAGAAATCCGTTCTTTATCTATAACAAACTTCTTGGCGCAGTAACGAGTGCGAAGCGTAAAAACCTTACGATTTCTATTATCGGTTGGCCTTCTAGTTCAGACGAAGAGCAACCTTTACAGATAGATGAAATTCAAAAATGGGAAGGAGACCAAGGACTGAAGGATCACTCCCCATATTTTACTTACCACGGTGCAGACCAAGGAGATACAGTCCACGGCGTTTTTGGTGAACCTACACTCGATGGAAGAATCCGAATCATCGGGCTTTACAAAGCAAGTATCTTAGACGAAGAACGTTACGCAGAACAAGTAACTCGATTTAGCGTGTTAAACGGAAATATCGATGCTTTGCCGAATCGTAATTGGTCTTTACGTATGGCTCTCCGATTTCCGGAAAATTTAAAGATTCAATACTTCACGAAAAAATATCGGGAAAATTCCGAGGTCGTTCCTGGAGCGGATGAGGTCGGTGTAATAAACGTAAACCGAGACGATTCTCTTCAAGATACGGTCGACGCAATCAAAGCCGGACTCTTTATATTTCCTAATCCACTTTTACTTTCCGAGTCGGATCTCAAGGCATACGAAGAATTCAAATTTCATCTTACGATGCTCGTTCGAGAGAAAGGAGAAGATGAAAATGGAAAATCCCTCTGGTCATTCAAAAAGAAAGTTCCGAACCATTACGGCATGGCTCTCAATTCATTAAGAATTGCTTATGAAACTTCGGGAACGGGATCCGGCGGATCCGGATACGGAGGTTTTGCATAATGAATTTTTTTGAAAGATGGGCAAATTATTTTTTTGGAACGTCTACAGCAATGGAATTTGCCGCAAGTTCCAAAAACCTGAAAGATTTTAGGCAAGAGACTGAGTTTTTTGTTCAGGATGTAAATCCATCGTTTCCATTGGAATCGATTTCACTAATTAAAAAACTCGTGATCGCTTTTCCCGACCTTTCCCAAGCAGTAAAAAGATCGCTTACTCTTGGGAATTCTGGAATCGAATGGAAGATAGATGCTGATGAAAACGGTAAGAAGAAGATTCAAACTGACATTGACACATTCTTTAAAAAGCATCCTGGAATCACGAATCACCTTCTCAGACAAATTTTAACAACCGGAGCTTTATCCGCTGAAATTGTGCCGTCCTTAAATCTTGATTCAGTGGCTGAAATTCGTCTCATCCCCGTTGAAAAAGTTATATTCAAAAAAGAAATCGACGCGAACAACATCGTTCGTTTTGTTCCATACGAAAAAGGAAAGTTCGGTTACAACCGGCTTAACGAAGAACAATATGTTTATGAAGCAATCGAGAGAGAAGAAGATTCTCCGTATGCGATTCCTCCCTTTCTTTCCGTTGTTCGATGGATCAATTCTCAATTCAAAACTCAAGACAATATCGATAAGACTTTGAATAAGTGGGGGCTCTTAGGATTTATCATTGCAAAATTCAAAAGACCTCGACTCCTTCCAGGGACGGACGCCAAAACGTACGAAAACCAACAAAAAGAATTCTTAACGCAAGCAAAACAATCTTTTGAAAAAAATTCTCAGAGTGGATTTCTCGCCACCTACGACGATACGACGGTCGATCACCATACTTTAACCGACGCCTCTAAAACCGGAGGCTTCGAAGCAATTTCTCGCTACATTGAAGAACAAATTTCTTCCGGTGCCGATATCGATTTAGCTCTCCTTGGAAGATCTTATTCAGTCACAGAGACCTATATAAAAGTCGCAGGAAAGTTTTTTCTACTAAAACTTGGGAACTATGTATATCCAGTTATTCAACTCTTGATCAGAGCAATCACGCTCGATCAGTTGCTTAAAGGAAATCGTTTTCAATCTATAGATGCAAGTCGCAAGAAATCAATTTCCTTAGATCCTCTCTCTGATGCACAAGCAAAGCTGACAGAAAAACAGGTTGAGAACGCAGATTTTCAGCTCGTTCTTGCTATGGTGAAATCGGGTGCGATCAGTCCCGAGGATGGTGCAAAACTCTTAGGACGAGACAAATGGTTTGATTCGGAAAAGTTAGAAACGCAAACCGACGCTGGATTTACTTTCTCGGAAAACACAGACTTAGAGAGTAAAAAAAAGTCCTGATGAGTAAGCAGTTTGAACAAACCTCTCATGTTTGCGGTGACCTTGACTCTCTTGTAGAACTTGGCGCGTGGACAAAAAAAGAGAAGGAAGTCTACGCTTCCATCGAAGAAGCATTCGTTTCTCAATTCTTTTCTTCCTACGAAGATCGTGTCAATGAAGCTCTGAATCAGATTTCTAAAAAGGGAATCAATAAAACTGATGCAATTGATACGATTTGGGGTGTTTTAGAAAAAGAACTTGGAAGCAAATTTCCGGAAGAAACTGCAAAAGCATGGAAGGAAACAATTTCGAAAGCCTGGGACGCTGGACAGGATATAAATAACCCGAATTCAAAAACGAATCCTCTTAAGATTCAAGCAAACAAAG